GCGTAATCACCATCCTGAATGGCGTCCATCACGGCGGTCAATGCAATGCCCATCGACCCCTGCATGATGGCGGGTGCATCCTCTTCAAAAACATCCGCCAGTGAGCGGATGACCTCGGCTTTCTCTTTTTGCTGCTTGATCCGCCCCTTCAGTGCTTTGCCGTAACGGCCCACTGCAGAACGGGATATTTTAAAGCCCTGCTCCTGTAACGCCTTGTGCAACTCGGTATAGTTGCGGAAACCCAGGCGTATCAGTTCGCCGTCAAGCCACATGCGGACCTCGGTCGGCAGCGTCTCGACACTGGATACCCGGCCGTTATGGTTGGTATCGTTGGCGGGTTCTGGCAACTCGTCCAGCTTGTAGACCCCGATATTCTCCAGCAGATACTCACCGCTCAGCCAGCGTTGGCCTAACTCATTCAGGCTGCCGGCCAGCCAGTCAATGCCGTCCACCTGAACCAGGTCAACCAACCCCCAACTGTTGAGATACCAGAGGGACTCCCGCACCAGCTCCACCGTTGGGGCTAACTCCGGGTCCGTGCGTAAATAATCCAGAATGGCCAACTCGCCGACCGGGTTTGGGTGGAGCTGCTCCAGCCGCTGCATTACGCGCAGACGGCGTAGTTTGTCGCGGTGTTCAATCATGGGTACGCTCGATGGCAGTACGAATCTGCTCAACTAGGTTGGTAATCTCGTTTTCGTGATTCGCCCGCATCGAACCGATGGCCTGATTCAGATCTTTTGAAATGCCGGTGAGTCTGCTGTGGACGCGCTCCAGCTTGTCATCAATGGTTTTTTCCAGCCCCTCAATGCGCTCCAGGCGCGGGTAGTGCTGGTGCATCTCCTCCCGGGTGATCTTGATCATCTCATCCATTTTGCTGAGTCGTTCAGAGTGGCGGTTCAGGCGCTGAGCATGCTCCTGTAAGGTTTTATCCTGTAAATCATTGCGCTCCTGCCGGCGCTTGTCTGACCGGCTCACTGACCACCGGTAGAGAGCAAAAACGAAACCGACAATACCGAGGGTTATGCCAGCGATCTCTGTGGCGCTCATCTGTACTGCCGCTCCCTGTGTTCAAGTTCTTCTTTACAGCTGACGCACCGCACAGACTCTGGCCGTGCCGCAATGCGTTCATCCGGTATGGGTTCATAACAATCGAGGCAGAAACGGACACCCGCTATATATAACGGGTTTTCAGTTTCCAGCCCTTTTTCCAGCTGGGCCTGCAGCGCCCGTTGCCGGTCCTGCATTTCGCGCACTTTGGCGCGGTCGATATCATCCATTACTGCCTGATAACCTCTTCGCCAGTGCGCCGATTAACCCGGTGTCAGGCTGTTTGCCGGCAGCAACCTGCTTGTCTTGTGATCGTTTCGAGACATTTACGCCGAGCACAGTCATGGCGATACCCCACAACCCCAGCAGGGCAGTCAGTACCGTACCCAATGCACCGACCACAGTAGCGAGGTCGGCAGGATGTTTGTAAGCGACCAGACCAAGGATGACGGTAAAACCGGTCATTTGTACGAACCACGCAAAGGCCGTCAGATACCCGTATGTCGGTCGCCAGCGGCGCACGTAGGGATCATTACTAGCCGCTTCAGCCCGCATCGTCTTATTTACCTCTACCAGGCGCGCGGTCTCCGCCTCCAGGTGCATGCGGGTCAGTTCCTGCTGGTTATTCAGTTCCAGTTCACGGATGCGCACCAGGGCGTCCGGATCCTGTAACGCGGTGGCCACGGCGTCCGGCGTAGCCTCCGTGCCCAGAGCTGAGGCAATCATGCTGCCAACAGCTGCACCGGATGGGCCTCCCAGCAGGGTGCCGATCAGGGGGGCCGCTTTGCCGACAATATCGCCGACTGTTGACCAGTTCACGATGCGTCACCAACCAGCACATGGCCATCGAGTGGCCCCATGCCGCCAGTCAGCCAGGCTGGCACATCAAAACCAGGACAGGTCTTGTGCCTGTTCACCTGTCGGTGACCGATAACGTTGAGCTTCTCCCAGTGATTCGCCTCTCGGTGGCGTTGAGTTGTTCGCACCAGCTGCGCCAGCGCGGACCACTGGGCTGGTGTGAATTTGTCACGCCCGATCAGGCAGACGCCGATCGACCGATTGTTCCAGCCCCGCGCATGGGCGCCGGTCTCTGTCAGCCGACGACCGACCGCCACCGAGCCGTTGGTGTAGATGACAAAGTGGTAACCGATATGGGTCAGATCACCGGCATGGCGCCCAAGACCCTGCCAGGGTCCGGCACCGACCAGGGCATCCGGATTGCGCCGGAATGGCTGCAGGCCGCGTTTCTCCCGGTCTGCACCGTGCCAGTAGTCCACGTCAGCAGCGGTGTGAAAACGCCCGTTAGGCGTATCCGCGCAGTGGATAATCAGGGTGTCAATCTCGCGCTGTTTTCTGTATCGGCTCATGCAACAGTTCCAATAATATGAACACTGTCGCCATGGTATTTTTATTACCAGACACAAAAAACCCGGACTATTGTCCGGGGCTGGTAGGTTTTCCTCTATTATCAGGCTACCCCGTTGCTGGGGTGGGCGCAACCCGGATTAGGCGCGCTTTTTTATCGTGCCCCGGTCCAGGGTATGTTTCGCGCCGCCTCCGCATTTTTTCCCGGAGCCCGCCAATGACCACTTGTAGGCGGTGGTAACCGCTCCGCAAAATGGACACTCAATATCCATCGTGCTGCGTCCGAACTCAGCCCGCTCTCTGACCACTACGTACTCTCTTTTTTCTTTCATTTTCGTTCACTCCGCGTTCCTCTACTCTGTCGTTAAATGGAAACAAATCCCTGCTCTATTGCATATAGAGAGGCGGCCATTTTCGCTTCCAGCAGGCCTATCTCTACTCCATTTTCATGGCCAATTCCTTCCGCTGTCCAGGTATGCCATGTTCCGTTATTCCAAGCGGTGGCCGCCGGGACCGTTCGGCCAGGAACCAGCAATTCCCATCGCTCTTTATCCACCTGGCGCCACTTAACCAGGCGCTCAACTGGACGCTTCGCGTCCTCGTGCGTGCCATATTCAGTGCTGTCGTTTCTCATGCTATTGTCAATTCCCATGTCGCTCGCTCCAGTTAACTGGTCGTTATCTGTAAATCTCAACTATCACCAAACAGATCCGGATGATCATCGTGCCGGTTATCTGCTGCACAGATTCGGCGGATTGATCGCCCCCACATACCGAACTCCCTTGCCACTTGTGACTCTGTCTGGATTCGTCTGCGCGCCCGGATCTCTTCATGTAGTAAAGCTCGCAGGGTGGTTTCGCAGCGCGGTATCTCTATTGGTGCTCCGCCGTAGACGTTGGCCAGGGACTCGGCGTTGTCAATGCCGATCAGCTGCGCTATCGGATGCCGATCTGTGACCCGCTTCGGTATGTGCAACGGCAGACCGCCGCGCGCTTCAACCAGAGTAATCAGGGCCGGCAGGCCGATCAGCTCTGCCAGTTCCCTGGCGCGTGGCGGTAACATATCAAGACTGATTTTGTTCTGATCCACCTTTTTGCCCCCTTAATGCGGATTTAACGGCACTAAAATCGCCAACACTCTTTGGCCCACTCTGGTCTGCAATCTTGGCAGGGCGGTGTGATGGGTGACTGATGGTGCGCTGTTTTGCGCGCTGTGACGCCTTGGCCGCCATGCGCCAGACAACCTCGCACAAGTAGGCGTGGTCTGCCAGTGGCAGAATCAATGTTCCAGCGTCACGGGCGTTCAGTGTTTCCATCATGCCAGCCTGCCAGAGTTCCAGCGGGCAAGCGTAGGTTTCGCGCTTGCGAGTGACAGTACCCCTGCTGACCAGTTCGGTGAGTTCGGTCAACAGTCGGGCCAGTTTACCCATTGCAATTGCCTTGCCCTGGGGCGCAAGTAATGACATGTAGGGAACCACCTGGCGGGCGAGTGGCGCGGGCAGAGCCAGCGCGGCGCCGAGGGCTTTGCGTGCATCGGCATCGGTCAGGGCCAGGTGAAGATCAAATTTGCTGCTGCAAATTGGGCACACGCCTGGGATCGACATCAGGTGTTCTCCTCGAATAGGTTTGGGTTTAGCGATTGCATCATCCGGTCTATAGCAAGCTGTTCGGTCTCTAACCTCACGGCCATTTGCGTCGCCTTGTTCCCATACCGGATACAGTCGACTATCGTGACTTCCGGCAACGGTGGTGTGGTACGGATGTCAATGGCCATTGACAACCGCCCGTCGATCCGTGTTGCAGCAATTCGCAACAGATCGCCCAGCCAATCCCGGAGGCCCTCGGGTCGTCCGTTGACCCGGAACTTATATTT